TCGGAGCAATAGCATCTTGACCCAATTGACTTCGGTAGTCTCGGTCAGCGTGCGGTCAATTTGCGAGGAGGTGGCTGGGGCGTCCGACGAGGCAACGGCCAGGAGTTGGCTGATTCGGGCGGCTCCCAGGGACTTGTAGAAGCCTATGCGGACCTCTTGTAGGGCCTGATTCAACTTTGCCAGTTGATCGGCCTGGGTAGCGTTCGAGAGGCCGACGCGGGCCTTTAGAACGTCCAGGTCTATGAATAGTGAAGTTATGGCCATTGCTCAAATGTCGGTATCCAAGGACGAAGGCACGTTGCCTATTTTCGTTTCGTTGGTATCGCCCTGTGTGGTGAGTTCGTCCAAGATCACGTCCAGACGACCGCCATCGGCCCAGGCGGAGTAGGCGTCAATTTCATCGCTGATGAGATGAGTTACCGTCCCGTTTTGAGGCAGGCCATTTACGGATAGCTTGCTTACGGAGAGAACCCCGTCACTTTCCTGTTTGGCCGCGTAGCAGATCACGTCCATGCGGTATCCATCGCCGACCTCAATGTCGTTGGTGAAGGCGTCGCCCGCGTCGAACTGAATCTCCCCGTCCGCGTCAATGTAGTCGTCGATGTAGGCCGTCTCGCCGATATTGTTGCCGGAGGTCCAGGTAAGCAGCCAGCCGTTATACTTGTCGTCCGTACTGAAAGCCTTGATCGCACTGTCTTGAAACTTGTACTTCTCCGAGCCGACCACCTGAGCCGACACCGAATTGGCCAGGTATGTTTGCAGCATCACATCCGGTAACTCCCCCTTGACGGTCACTTTGTCCGCCATGAGGTAGCCTACCTTGCCCCACAGAGCCAACGTCGGCGAGCCGCCCGACACGTCAATACTGCCCCCCAGCACCAACGCATGGCCGCTACTGCCGCCGAATTGACAGCCCACGCCCACTACCTCTTTTGTTCGTGTCCTGGTTGTGGAGCGGGCCTGGATGGTGCAGTTCTGGAGAATGGCCTGTCCTTGAATGTTGGCCCCGTACACGGCCAGATTGCTTGACGTGGACGCCCGCAAGATACAGTCTTTTACCAGTAGGTTGCGACAATCGCTTGTCGTCGTCAAGGCTCGGCACTTGGTGGAAGTGCCGGTCGATTCAAATACGCATCGCTCGAACACCGAGTCGATACAGTCGTCTGTTTGGATTCCGTCATAGCCGCTTTTGGCGTAGCACTCGATCAGGTGTATTCGTTCCGGGTCAAGGGTGAAATAGAACCCGTCAATCCCTGTTGTCACCGCTCGACAGCGTTCTAGCGTCACGTCGTCGCTGCCTTGTAGCTGAATGGCACTGCTGCCGCTGCCGTCTACCGAGAGCTGGTAGCCGTAGCTGCCACTGCCTCCCGCTGTAAAGGTGAAGCTGCTGGCCTTACATAGGGTTGGATGCGTGCCGATCAGGTTCAACGCCTTGCCGACAGATACGCCCTCCGCGTAGGTGCCGGGGTGAATGATGATCGTATCGCCCGCCGAGGCGGCGGTGATCGTCGCCCCGATAGTGAGCTTGGCGTCCGCTGCCAGGTTGACCGGATACTGTGCGGCATGGCCGGAGTTGCCGTCATTGCCGGTCTTGGCGACGTGCCAGACATGGACGGAATCGTTGAGGGGGCCGGGCCCACAGAGCCCTTCAAAGGGCAGGCCCGTTAGGGCTATGAGCAAGGCCAGAAAAAACAAAGAGCGATTCATGTCAGGCTCCCTTGAAAGCAGCTAAGAGCAGAGGTATTTTCCGATCAGTTCTTTTTCTTTTTCTTTGACGGACGATCAGAGCTTTGGGAGGGGGCTGCGAAGTCTTGACTGAGAAACGCCATTGCCTCTTCCTTGGTCTCGAACTCCGGGCCGTTCTCGTCCCGCTCAAGAATCATTACGTTAAGCTCGTCCACGTCTTTGCCTTGGAGCGTTTCCGCGTCCAAGTTCCAGGGGGACTGTTCTTGCACTACGGGCGGGGCGGTCGGCTTGGACGAGACTTCGACGCCTCCGGTGTTGATCGACATGACGGCTTCTTTGGGGTCGATGCCGTCTTTACCGGGGCCGGGAAGGGGCGGGGTCTCGACCTTGCCCGGAGGCGAGTCGGTCAGGTCCGAGGCCGTGATTGGTTCATCCTTGATTCCGTACAACTGCAGATAGCCGCTCCGCAAATGCTCTTCGATCTGCGGGGAGGTCAGGGGCGGATACGAGTTGCCTTGGAGTCGGATGGGCTCTCCTTGTGTGAAGATGGAGCCCGCTTCCAGGAGTGCTCCTCCGGGAAGGACAATAGCACCGCCCTTTGCTACGATAAACTGCTGAGCCATGATCTGATCCTTTTGAAAAAATGAGTTCCTTATCTACCAGAGCAAAGAAAGGAGGGAGCGGTTTGGATTAACCGCTCACCACCTTCATCGAAACAGTCGCGTTGGGTTTGCGAGTAATGGGCAGAGGCCGCGAGTGGGCCAGCACAATGCGGGCGGAGGGGTCTTTCACCAGCCACGATTTACTGAACCGCTCGGACTTGAACACCTTGCCTTCCAGGGCATCCATGTCGGGGATTGCTCCGAAGGCCAGTTCTCGTTCGCTGTTGGGCGAGATGCTGATGAACTCAGCGTACTTGGCCCGAATCATGGGCGTGGACGTGCCGTTGAGGCTGGCCGTGCGGCTGTATTCCCAGAAACGAACGCCGTCCGCTTGTCCCAGGTACAGCACACCGTCATCGTTGAATTGGCTGGTGAAGTCGATGGTACCTTGGATGAGTTGACGGTTTTCCAGGGCTACGCGATTGTTCTGAGCCAGATTCAAGAACGCGGTGGACGCTTCTGAGCCAAGGATGCAATCGGTGGGCGACAAGCCCTCTTCCGCCAGCAGTCGTTTGACCGTGAGCATGTTGGCGTGAAAGTTCACATCGGCGGGCGTGCCGTCGTTCCAGAACGTGGAGAGGGTGATGTTGTGGGCCGACGATTTCGGGTAGGTGATGGTGAACACCTCTTGGTCGGTTGCCGAGTAGGTGATGGTGCCTTGCAACGCCATGGCGCAGAGCCACTCTTCGGCGTTGGTGATGAGGTCGGAGAGCACTTGCATATCTCGGTTGATGTGCTCTTGACGAGCCTTGGCCATGTCCTGACTGGTGGCGTAGACCACGGTGCCGGGCTGGCGGTCAAAGAGCAAAGCCGAGGGTGTGAAAGGTCTTTTGATGCGGATGTTCGTGGGGGACACATTCTGCTGCGTCCAGGTGTAGCCGCCGACCATGATTGCTTCGCCGTTCTTCTTGACGAACGGGGCGATTTCACGGCCCTTTTCAATCAGGTGAATGTCAACGTCCTCGGTTTCGTAGGTGTGGTGGTTGCTGAACAGCAACTTCTTGAGGAACTGGTTGGGGCTCTTGATGTTGTTTACGAGAGCCGAGAGAGTTCGCCAGTGAAATTCAGCTAGAGGGGCCATACTATTGATCTCCGTGTCAGAGTTTAGGGTTCAAGTCCATTTTCACCCGTCAGAGGGCTCGATTACCGGAAGCTCGCCAGTCCTTGGATAATGAGACCGCGTTCGCGACAACCGGATTGCAGGGCTGCCTTGAGGACCGTTTCCGATTCTCCGCTGGGCAGCACAATGTCATCGTAGTGAATCTCGCCTTCCAGGAGCACGTTGCCGATGACTTCACTGGCGGCAACAAGCGTAATGGCGTCGGGCCAGACGAAGCCGCGAATGACGTTGGTGCCAGAGGCGGCGATGCCTGTAACGGCGACCGCCAACGTGTGGTCATCGCCGGTCAGGTTGTACGTGGCGGACACTGCCGGATTGGTGTAGAGCAGATCACCCGTGAAGGCGATGGTGCAAACACCCGCGTTGGCATCCAAGCCGCCTGCCGATTCCCAGCCAATCACGTCCCCGGAACCGATGCCTCCCAGGGCAATCAAGGCAGCCAAGATCGTAGAGATACCGTCATCGTGGTTGAGGTTGCCCGTGGTCTCGCCGTTGACGGTCAGAGTATAGGTGCCGTCCGAGGCCGTGGTCGCGGCGGCGGTGAGCGTGACGACTTCGCCTACGCCGCTCGATACCGTCGAGAGCGTGTGATCGTCGCCGGTCAGGTCCATCGTGATAGACACGTCCGGGGTCTGGTTGTGGAAGATGATCGTGGCGTAACCGTCGTTCGTGCCCAGGCCACTGCCGGAGTCCTGGACCGTGACGTTGGCTGTGGTCCAGACGCCGGAAGTGAGGGCCACAATAGCGGCCTTGATAGCGGCAGCGTTGGCATCGTGGGCGATAGCGGCGGTGGTCTCACTGCCGATGGTCAGCGTGAACGTACCATCCGTGGCCGTAGTGGCGGCGGCGGTAATCCGCACAATCTTGGACGCATGGGTATCGCCCCATACGACCCACTTGAGGGTTGTCTGATTGAACGCCACCGGCGTCAGCTTGGCCAAGGTGCCGGAGCCTGCCGCAAAGGTCTTGGCCTGTACGGTCTTGGGGATGACCCGCAGACCAGAATTAACGTCGGAGCCTGCCGAAAACAGTTCATTGGGATCGTATGCCATTGCATGGCCTCCTGTTTTGTCTTATCCTTGTTCGGTTGTGTTTGCAGAGAGAAAGAGCCGTTACGAGGCGTAGCCGCGTCGTTTGTTGACCTCTTCGGCCATTGCCTGACCGAGGGCGACGTGCGAGTCGGTGTCTGATTTCTCGGTCTTGGAGCCGGTCGGGGGCTGGTTGGAGCGTTTTTGCTCCTTGAACAGGCGGAGCTTGAGGTCTCTGACGGTCGAGGAATCTTCCTTGGCGATGCCTGCGGCGACCTCTTCTTCGGACAGGTCATCGTCCTTCGAGTCGCTCTTAGGCTGGGCCAGGGCCTCTTCTTCGGCTTGGATAGAGGCAAGCTCTTCCTCGGCCTTCTTGATGGCCTCGGTGTCAGTCCAGTCCAGGCCCTTGACGACCTGCTCCTTGCGGAGCTTGAGGGCGTGCTTCTTGAGATTCTTGGGAGTGATCTCCCCCTCGAACGCGGCGTCCCCTTTCTCGGTCTTGGTTGCCGGGGCCTTGGGATTGCCCTCGTCGTCCAGTTCAACGCCCTGCATCTTGGCCATGACCGAAGCAAATCCGGTGACAATGGCTTTGTTGTTCTCGGTCAGAATGGCTTTGAGTTCGTCGCCTGTCATTTCAATATCTCCTGATATTTGCAAGTTCTTGAATCCGATCTTTTGCAGGAAGCTGTTAAACCAGCCGGGGGCTTCGTCGGAATCGTGTTTTTCGATCTGGCCCGCCGCCATGCCGGAGAGGCTGATTCCTGCCCATTCTCCTTGCCGGTACTTTTCGCGGAGGACCGGGTTGTCGATCTTGAGGACCACGCCCCATCCGCCCGTGACATCGACCGGCGAGCCGTCGTAAGTGGACATGTCCGCGAATCGCGGGTCGTCTTTTTGAATGACGAACGATTCGGCAATGAAGGCATCGGCCTTGGCGAGCGGCTCTTCGTTGTGCCGTAGGTCGAGGCTGAGCCCTTCCTTGGCGGCGTCGTACATCATTTCCTTGATGACAGGAGCCGAAGCAATGTCCCCCTGGCTGTCGCGGAATTCGGGGGCATAGACACAGGCGAATAGCTCGCCTTGTTCGTTGAAGTCGGGGGATGCCTTGACCAGAGATTCGACGCTGAACGAGCCGTCCTCTTTGTAGACAGTTCGTAGCTGATTGGCCCCGCGAGGACAGAAGGACAGGAATTTGACTTTGGCTTTTTTGATACGTCGCTTCATTCGATCATTCCGTGACCGTGAGAGGACTCCGTTCATGCTGCTGTATGCAGGTTACTAGAAATTTACGACTTTTTTTGATAGAGGGCAAGTAGAAATACAATAAAAAACTGTCTTTTTGCCGGTTTTCTTGTATATTTCAGAAGCAGCCAGGTATGGATTTGATAGTTCTAGCAGATTGGGAAGTTTACTATGTCAAGTGCAGCAGTCAAAGCCCCTCCGAGCACGGTTGAAGCGGTCCAGTCCTTTTTTGTGAATCGGTTTTCTCGATCCCTTTACCGCCAAGTGCCGGAAGAGGGTTGGCTCTCTGCGATCAAGAAAGAGGGCTCCTCCGAGGCAGGGGCTTCGACCCAAGGCGTGGTCTTGGGCCTGCAGCATCCCGCGTTTGATATGGAAGTCCTGGAGGGCTTCAAGGACGCCAACGAGCACCATTCAACGTGTCTGGCCACCAAGGTTTCGGCAACAACGGGCTTGGGCTTTCAAGATAGTCGTCAAATCACGCCCGCAACGCCGACAAACCCCCGCATAGTCGAGGACGTAGAGAGCGAGGTGGACCGGACATTGGACCCGTTGTGCGACACGTCCTTTCAGGAAACCTTGCACGATATATGCGAGGACTATTGGGAGAACGGTGTCGGGTACATGGAAGTGGTGCGAAACGATTCCGGTCAGATCATAGGCCTATACCATATCCAGGCCCAGGATGTGCGGGTGTTCCTGGAAAACCACAAGTACGATTTCCATTACGAGATCACCAGCGAAGGGATTACTCGCCGCTTTGCACGGTTCGGGGACTTGGAGGATTTCAAGCGACGGGCACAGACGGGAGGCGGAACGGTCAACTTTCAACTGCCGAGCGAGCAAGATGATCGCGTTTCAGAAGTAATCCGCTTTCGTTTTCCGACATCGAGCAATCGGTGGTATGGTCGCCCCGATTGGCTGGCGGCGGTGCCTCTGATCGAACTGGCTCAGTGCCTGCACCAGTACAAATACGATTACTTCCTCAATCGGGGAGTACCGGAGTTTATGCTGTTCATCCTGGGAGCCAAGCTCAAGGCAAAGGATTGGGAAAAGGTAGAAACGGCCATTCGGGCCAATATCGGGCTAGGCAATACACACAAGTCGATGGCGTTGAATCTGTCCAATCCAGACATTGAGGTCAAATTGGAAAAGCTAGCTTCTGATGGCACGGTGGAGGATGGCTTTGACACGCTCAAGGAAACCTTGGCTACGTCCATTGTCACGGCCCACCGGGTGCCTCCCTTGCTGGCCGGTATCCTGATCCCCGGCAAGCTGGGGGCCACGAACGAATTACCGAATGCCATGATGGCCTTTCAAACCCTCGTCATCGGGCCGCACCAGAGGAACTTCAAGCAGACGCTATCGAATACCCTGGGCAATAAGAAGCACAACGGGGGCTTGACCTTGAATGCCTCTCATTTCCGTTTCCGCAAGATTACCGAGGAGATCGACGTGGGTACGATGGATACTGTCAGTCGTATGAGGCAGACGGTGCCGGAAGCGAACCAGGAAGGGCGGGACTTGTCAGAGGGATTGAAGGACTGATGACGGGCGACCAGTTCACACGCAAGATGGTCGAGAAGCTGGCTGACATGGCCTTGACCCATATCCGCCCCCGCATCCCGTCAAAGACGTTGCGAAAAGCCGTCAATGCCTTTGTGCTGGACAGTACTCATAGTCGCGTCCAGATTCCGCACTATTGGGCTATTTATCTGCACGATGGCCGGGGGCCGTTCGGGCCAAGGGAAAAAAATATGCTGGTATGGTTCCGCAATCCCCTGAACGACCCCCGGCTACGAAAAGGCAATAAGCCTGTCCGAGCCTCGCATGTGCAGCATTTAACCAAGGACGAGTTCTATGGCTGGCTGGCCCGGAATCGACAGGCCCGCAAGAACGGCCAGCCTGTG